GTAAAGGCGATGCGTCCCATCCTCGAGGCACAGCGCGAGTTTGGCGAGAAGAACGTCACCGATGCGATGAAAGCGCTCGGTATGGGAGTCTTTGATCCAACGGATATGGTCGAGGAGGAGGCCGCGGCATGAAGCTACTGATGCTCCAAGACGAAGTCGAGAGACTTGCATACCTGTTCGCCAGTGTCGTCGGGCAGCCCCTCCCGGAGGCAAAATCGAAAGATCGCGATCCTGTGCAGGTCAAGAACGGGGTTGCGACCATTAAGATAAAAGGGCCGCTCTATCCGAAGCGCAACTCTTGGCTCGACTATTGGGAAGAAGATTACGCGGTCTACTCGGAGATCATTTCCGACGTAGCCGAGGCCCAATACAAGGGCGCCAAGCAAATTAATTTTGAAATCGACAGTCCTGGAGGGTATGTCGATGGTCTGTATGACGCGATGAAGGCGATTGCTTCGGCAAGCGTCCCGACGAGGACGATTGCCGGCGACACGCTCGCATCCGCGGCCTACATGCTGGCGTCACAAACCAATGAAATCATCGCCGAGAGCGAAGTCTCGGCAGTTGGAAGTGTCGGCATTGCAACAGCGATGTACGTGTCCGACAGAATCATCGACATTACCAACTCGGACAGTAGGAACAAGCGGCCGGACGTGACCACCGAAGAGGGGAAGAAGGTTGTCGAGGAGGAGCTCGACGACTTTTATGAGGTGTATGCAGAGATGATTGCAGCTGGCCGCAAGACCACTGTCGACAAAGTCAAGCGAGACTACGGCCAAGGGGCCGTAATGACCGCCAGGACCGCCCTCCAGAAGAAGATGATTGACGGAATCATGAACAACCAGCCCGCCGAATCCAAGGCGGCAAAGATAGGAGACAAGATGGACCCGAAAACACTGAAGGAAGAGCACCGGGCCACGTATGACGCTGTTTTCAACGCGGGCAAAGAGGCGGGCTCCAAAGAGGAGCACGAGCGTGCCTGTGCTCACCTCATCCTCGCAGAAGGAAGCGGCGATGTCGAGGCGGCTCACAAGGCGATCAAGGACGGAGATGGCATCACCGAAATGGTGAAGGCGCAGCACATGTCAGCCGCTATGAAGCGCAACATGATCCAGGCTCGCCAGGACGACAACCCGCCCGAGATCAACACCGCTGGCGATGCCGCTGCATTGACAGCCAGCCAGGACGAGAAGGACCGACAAGCCTTTTTGGCCAAACACAAGGGATGGGTGGTGGAATGATTACGACTCACGAAACAAGAGACGATCTCATCCTGGGGAAATGCGAGTACGAAGCAGAGCTCGTTACAGCAGACCTAACAGGAACAGCGGGGAGTATCACGTCCGCAACGAACGAGACAGTGGATCAGGACACCAAGACCCTTGTTGTCTCGGTGGATGGTGGCGCCAACCAGACGGTCACGTTCGCTGGAACGACAAACACGGCCGCGCTTATTGCCGCACAGGCCAATGCGCAGCTCGACGGATGCTCTGTAGAGGTCGACACCGGACATGTGAAGATCACCTCCGACTCCACGGGACTTGGCAGTTCCATCGCAATCGATGCCTCCAGTACCGCAACGCTCACATGGGATGCGGCCGTTGCTGGAACGGGCCAAAGCGCCACTTGGCCAAAGGGAACTCTTTTGGCCAGGAACACGAGCACCAAGAAGATGGGACCATACAGTGACTCGGGCTCAAACGGACTGAACGAGCCAACAGCGGTTCTGCCGCATTCGCTGACGTTCGCGGCAAGCGGCGATCTCAGTGTCCGGGTGATCAAAGGTGGTCACTTGAACAAGACAAAACTTTCGAAACTCGATGACAGCACGGCAATTGATACGCTCGTCTTCGACAAACTCATCAAAAACAGCGGTATCACGTTCGAGGCAGTAAGAGACCTCGGCGGGACAGAGAGCTGGTAGGAGGGCAAAATGGCCGTTTCTGATACGATTCAATTGCTGGAACCGTTCATCGAGGCAGATGAGGGACCGGCTGGTCTTTCCAGCTTGTTCAAGGTTCCAGTTGGTGGAATCCACAACAAAACGAAGGTGGAGTTCCATGTGATGCGGACATCCCGCAAGATCGCGCTTCCCGTTCGAGATCCCAGCGTGGGATATCGAAAGAATTCGCTGAAGAGCTTCACTATCAAGGAGATTGTCCCGACAGTCTACAAGGAGGCGCTCACAATCGGAGCTGATGAAGTGATACAGGGGCGCACTATCGGTAAAACAATCTATGAAAATCCAGCGATCATGGAGCAAATCCGAACAAAGGTTGCCCCTACAGTGATGGAGCTCCAGCAAATGATCAAGCTGGCAATCGAGCTCTACGGCTCTCAGGTGCTTCTATCTGCCACGGTGTCCTTATCAGATGAGAACGGGGTGGTTTTCACTGAGGACTTCGGGCCAAGAACGACACACTTTCCGAATGCATCGGTGGCATGGACGACTACTGGATCCGCGGTTCCGTTCACTGACATGGCGGACCACTATGATGTGATTTCCACCAATGGCAAAAAGAGGGTCATGCGCTCCGTTATGAATTCGAAGTGTTTTGACGATATGAAAAATACGGACCAATTCAAAGCCGGCGCGTCCAGCTCGTACACGGGTGAAATCTACCGTCTGGACGATAGTCGAGATCCAATCCATCCGAGATTGCCTGCCGATTTCATCTTCAAGGGCGTACTCAAGGTGCGTGGACACGAGGTGGATCTGTACACATACGATGGGTACTATGACGATCCGTCGACGGGAGCCGCTACCAAGTACGTGCCCGACAACAAGGTGATCAGTGAAGCCGAGCCGAGGCTTGATGCGACGTTCGGGAAACTGAACAAGTTCGGTATCAACCAGGAGGCGGCTCGACTGGTACAGGGCGGACGAATGGCAGATCCAAATAAGCTTGCCGATCTTTCTTACAACATGTGGTTCTCTGAGGATTATGAGGTGTTCAATTTCGGTGTAGGAACCCGCATTGCTTTGGCACCGATCACGATTGACCGATTCGGGACCCTAACCACGAAAGGATTCTAGCCATGGGTAAATCAAAACATATGCCATCGCCTGAATCTGTCACCGATACCGCCACGGGTATTGATGCGTCGAAGGACGACGTAATGCGAAACCCAGATGACAAGACGGACGCGAAACAAAGCGAGTACGTGGTCGCGCCGGGGCGTTCGATTTGTGGAACCCTCAAAGGTATCATAGACGCTGGTTGCGCAGTTACTCCAAAATGCTTCCGTGGCAATTCCAATGCGATTTTTCGAGATCTTGTTGAACGAGGCGATGTCGTCACCAAGGCCGACTACGAATTGAAGCTCAAGGAGGCGGCCAAGAAGTAGATGTCCCTTCGAGATGAAGCGCATCTCGACCTGATCGAGATCATGAACGATGAAGAAACCGGCGGGGATCTGTGTACCATCACGAGCCCCGCTGGCGCCTTCCATGCGTTTCGAGTTTTCGGAAACGACATCCACCTCGCCATCGACCCGGGGACCGGTCAGTACGTGACCGGGAGGCAATCCTCCATCTCCGTGCTCATCTCCGAGCTGCTGGCCGTTGGCTTCGAGGTGATACGAGGTATTGCCGACAAGGATTCCAGGCCATGGGTGGTGGACACCGTCGATGTCAACGGCATTCCAGGGAAATTCAAGGTCTCGAAATCCAACCCGGACAACGGGGCCGGGCTGAATACACTCTTTTTGGAGCTGTACGAAAGTGAATAAAGCATGAGCACATTAAGCATGCCAATGCGCAACGCCATGAGAAATGCCGGCAATGCGCTTTTTGATGCAGGATCGGGCACCTACCCAACCCTGAGATACCGGACATCAGGTGACGCAGATCTATTGGTCATCAATCTCGATACGACCAAGGCCGTCGCCGATGCTGTTGATGCCGTGAGCACGTTCAATCCACCGGATGGCGAGGCGTCATGGGTTGGCTATCAGCAGTTGCCATCGGCCGCAGGCACTGTCGCGAAGGTCGCCATATGCGACAAGGACGGCAACGTTCGAGAAACAGGATCCGCTGGAACAACGGGCTCTGGTGAGGAATTCGAATTAACCTCGTTGACCCTCGCCACGGACATCCCGGTGACGTTCAGCGCGGCACCAACGGTCACCCAGCGCGAAACCTACGATCCGACACCGTAAGGAGGTGTGATGAAGTCCATCTATCAGAAGCTCGATGTCGGACACACATTCGAGCTGGCCAGTGTCCCATGGTTTGTCCGGGAGAAGTGGCGCGGGAAGATCTGTATCCAGCTCTGTAGCGAGAACAACGAGAGCTCGCGCGAAGAGACGGGCGGTATCTGGGTAAATCCAAGTGACTCCCGCTTCGCTGAGGAGATTGCTCGCATTCTGGATTTGTCCAATCGCAACTTCAATCGGTGCGAGACGTGCGCGGCTGCTGGATACACGACATACGAAGAGCTCTGCTCTGGGTGCCAGAACAATGTCACCCAAATCAATCAACTGAAAGCGATGCTTGCGTAATGCCGATTCAACGCCTCATAGGAAACGAGTGGTCTTCGGTGCCGACCGCATCGAGGCTACCCAATTACTATGGGGCGAACAAGTACACGGTTCTGTACACAGGCGTT